TAACCAAGACGCAGATTCACGCTTGGCAGTTAAGTTTTACAAGCGAGCCGTTCAACTAGAACACGAATCAAGCGAAGCTGGCAGACCAATATTCAAAGATTTTGACTTTGTACGCATTATGGTCGCTGGAGATAACCTGACTGAAATTGACACTTTTGCACGAGATAGCCACATACAACGCTTTCCAAAGCAATGGCTTCAATATCAGGCTAGTCAAGACTCTAGTAGCGATATGATGGGCACACCTTTAGAACAATGGACTTTAATTAGTCAATCCCAAGCCCAAGAGTTAAAAGGCATCAAGTTTTATACAGTCGAATCTATTGCTAATGCTTCAGATTACCAGTTACAGCGTATTGGAATGATTGCGGGTATGCAACCACATACCTTTAGGGACAAGGCTAAAAGCTACTTAAACCTTGCTACCGAAACCGCAGACGCTAGTAAACGGGATGAAGAAATTAATCAGCTAAAGCAAGAACTTGCCAAAAAAGATGAGGAAACTGCTAAAATAAAAGCTGAAACTGATGCGAAGCTCGCCCTAATGCAAGAACAAATGGCGGCTGTACTTGCGGCAGTTGGTGAGAAAAAAACTCGTAAACCAAAGGTCGTAGAGAAAGTCTAATATGTCATCAACGATGCTCCAACTTGTTCAGCAAACCACTAGCGAGCTAAACCTTGCTATTCCTACCTATGTGGCGGGTAATACTAATCAAGATGTACAACAGGTTTTAGCCCTTATGAATCGTACTGGTTATGACTTGGTAAAGGAATATGATTGGCAAGCTCTACAGTTGGAGTATCGGTTTTATACCGATGCACAAACCTTTACAGGCAATACAGTTAGCAACGCTAGTTATAACATTATTGTTACAGGTGACGCTACAGCCCTAAATAGCAATTACACCATTACAGGAACAGGCATTAACCAAGATACTTATGTGTCAAGCGTAACTTACAACGCTGGCACAGGCTTATCTACTATTGTAATGAGTCAGTTAGCTAGTGGTACATATACAAGCGTAACTTTTACCTTTTCGCAGACTAAGTACCCTTTACCCAATGATTTTGAAACCATTACAGACAATACGCATTGGGACAAAACAAAACATTGGCAGATGCTTGGCCCTGAAGATGCCCAACAATGGCAATGGCTAAAGTCGGGTTATATCTCGACAGGCCCACGCATTAGGTGGCGTATTCTAGGCGATAAGTTCCAAATTTGGCCACCATATAACACACAAGAGTATTTAGGCTTTGAATACCGCTCAAAAGGTTGGGCTAGAAGTGCTGCTGATGCAGTCAAAAACAGCTTTACTGTGGATACCGATACGACCATATTTGACGATACAGTCTTGGTTTTAGGTACAAAACTTAAGTATTTCCAAATTAAAGGGTTTGATACTACTTCCCTACAAGCTGATTATTTCCGCTATTTGAATGTTGCTAAAGCCAACGACAAAGGCTCTGCTACCCTATCGTTTGCACCATACCCAAGCAAAGTCTTAATTGGTTACGCTAACATCCCTGATTCAGGCTACGGGACATAATGGCTGTCGCTCAACAAAGACGGGCAATGACCGCTTCCTTGCCATCCCCAATTGGGGGGTGGAACGCAAGGGATTCTTTGGCTGAAATGAACCCACTTGATGCGGTTCAGATGGTCAATTTCTTTCCTACGCCTACGGATGTAACCCTTAGAAAAGGCTATACCAAGACCTCTACAGGCATTGCTGGGGCTGTTTTATCCCTAATGAGTTACGCCAGCCCAACGACTACCAAGTTGTTTGCGGCAACGGCTACGATTATTTATGATGCTAGTACCTCTACGGCTACTTCTAGTCTTACAGGAAACACCAATGGTAGATGGGTACATTCCATGATTACAACTGCTGGTGGCTCGTTTATGCCAGCCGTAAACAATGTTGACCCTATGATTGTTTATGATGGTACAAGATGGTCAAGAAGTGCAACAACCGACACCGCACAAACCATTTCTACTATTACTAGGGGTGGAACGGGTAATTTAACCGCTACCTTAACGACTGCAAGTCCTCATAATCTTGTTACAGGTAACACCATCACAGTCGCAGGTGCGACCCCAAGTCAATTTAATGGGACTTACCGCATTACTGTAACGGGTGGGTCGACCCTCACTTATACGATGGCTACTGCCCCTAGCGGTGATGCGACTGTCATGGGTACTTATACGATTGATTACTACATTACAGGCAAAAATTCCAACACATTTGCCTATGTAAACCTGTTTAAAGAGCGTTTGTATTTTGTAGAAGAAAACTCCCTTAGTTTTTGGTATTTGGGTGTGGATTCAATAAATGGTGCTGTAACTGAGTTTCCCTTAGGTGGCATCTTTAAAAATGGTGGTTATTTACAAGCCATGGGAACTTGGACTATTGACGCTGGGTATGGGGTTGATGACCTAGCCGTATTTGTTACCAGTAACGGAGAAGTCGCTGTTTACAAAGGTTCTGACCCATCCGATGTTGATGATTGGGCTTTGGTGGGTATTTGGAACATTGGACAGACTTTTGCCCGTAAATGCGTGTTTAAATATGGCGGTGACATCCTATTATTGACCCAACAAGGCTTAGTTCCCCTATCCGCAGGACTTCAGTCCACCCGTTTAGACCCAAGAGTTAACATTACAGACAAGATTTTCTTTGCTATTAGCCAAGCGGCAGACTTATATTCTGCTAATTTTGGCTGGCAGATTAACTACCTAGCCAAATACAATATGTTGCTTGTTAATATCCCTGTTTCAGGGGGTCAAGAGCAATATGTTATGCACAACATTACTAAGTCATGGGCTAGATTTACCAATATTTCAGCAAATTGTTGGGAACTTAGTGGTGACGATATGTATTTTGGTGGCAACGGCTATGTAGCTCGTTTTTATGACTCATTTTCTGACGATACCGACAATATTAGTGGGTTTGTACAACAAGCCTACTCGTATTTTGACCGCAGAGGGCAACAAAAACGCTTTACTATGGTACGCCCTATCCTACAGACCGATAACGGCTTACCGACTGTTTTATGCGGTGTTAGCACTGATTTTGATACAGTACCTTTAACTAGCCAAATATCGTTTAATCCCTCAACCCTTGATATTGGCGTTTGGGATGTATCAACATGGGATGACACTAATTGGGGTGGAAATCTAATTGTGACAAAGTTTTGGCAAGGCGTAACAGGAATAGGCTATGCAGGCTCAATTAGTATGAATGTGGCAAGCCAAGGCATTGACTTTCATTGGGCAAGTACCGATTTTGTCATGGAAGCGGGTGGAGTCTTATAGGTGAGGACAGTTACTACTGAAAATCAGCGATATTTGGGGGAATGGCTGGTTCGAATACTTAACTTTCCCCTACCCCAAACCACCCAATGTATTGGGCAGTTAAAAGACGGCAATTTGGTAGCTGTGGCAGGATATACCAACTTTATGCCAAAGGCTTGTGAGATTCATATTGGTAGCGTTGGTGAGCATTGGGCTAGTAAAGATTTTATATGGGCGGTATTTGATTACCCCTTTAATAAACTTGGACTTAGCGTTATACTAGGGCAAATCTGTGCTGATAACACAGATGCCCTAAAGTTAAACCGACATTTGGGCTTTAAGGTTGTAGCTGAAATACCTGATGCCCACATGAGTGGTGATTTAGTAATTATGGCTATGAGAAAAGAGGAGTGTCGGTTTCTTAACATCCGATGCTCTTTAAACAAGGGAGAATAGTATGGGTGGTGGTGGATTTTTAGGATTAGGGCCTGCGCCAAGCGCACCTGCACCCCCTGATTATACGGGGGCTGCACAACAGACAGCACAAGGCAATATTGAAGCGGCACGAGTCGCAACTGCGGCTAACCGAGTTAATCAAGTCACGCCTTATGGCAACCTTAGCTACGCTGTTACTGGTGCTGACCCTTATGGCAATCCTACATGGACTGCTACTCAGACCTTAAGCCCCGCCCAACAACAACTTTTAGACTATCAAAACCAAGCAAGTCTTGGATTAGGAAAACTTGCAGGTCAAGGTTTAGGTTATGTAGAAAATATGCTACAAACCCCGTTTGATGTCAGCAAATTACCGACTACAGGGTTTAATCCTAGCCAAAGCTACCAAGATGCGTATATGCAACGCCTTGCCCCACAGATACAGCAAGGGCAAGAACGATTACAACAGCGTCTAGCTAATCAAGGTATAGACATTGGTTCTGAAGCCTATGACCGAGCCATGATGCAACAAGCCCAGCGTGAAAATGACTTATTGGCTGCCGCCACAACTCAAGGATTTGGTGTTGGTCAGCAAGCTCGTCAGTCTGCTTTACAAGAGCAAGCCTACCTTAGAAATGAGCCTTTAAACACCCTATCTGCGGTGCGTACAGGCGCACAGGTACAAGGCCCACAATTTGTTAATTCTGCCCAACAAGCTACGACTGCAGGCCCTGATATATTAGGTGCTGCAGGGATGCAATACAACGCCCAAATGGGTGACTTTAACGCCCGTCAAGCCGCCCAAGCTAACCTTAATCAAGGATTAATGGGATTAGGTGGTGCTGGAATTATGGCGTTTTCGGATGTTAGATTGAAAGAAAACATTAAACCTGTAGGCGTAATGCCTAACGGCTTAACCCTATATAGTTTTGAATATGTTGATGAAATTAAATCTCATCCATTAGCAGGTGATGGTATCCATGTTGGTGTCATGGCACAAGAGGTAGAGCAAGTATTCCCCTACGCAGTTAAAACCCTAGATGACGGCTATAAAGTCGTAGATTACGGACTATTACCATGAATATGTACAACCCTTACATTCAGCAAATGGCTCAACCACAAGACTTAGGTGGGTTAGCTCCGTATTATCAAAACATAGCAAATCAACAAGCTATGCAAAATATGGCTATGCAACAGGCTCAAGGATTGACTCAGCAAGCAGGTCAAACTGCTCAAGGTGGCATGAATCCTATGATGATGGCTCAAATGTTGCGTAAAAAAGACCAAAAGCCTGCACCTGTGACTGATTACAGCCAACCAATGCCCCAATATTTAGACCCAGCGTATATGCAAGCAGGATATTAATATGGCTCAACCAATGTTAAACTTAGGTGGCGATTTAACCCCTGAACAAGCCTTACAACAGCAACAAATTGCTCGCCAACAAAGAATGGCAGAGTTATTAATGCAACAAGGTCAGCAAACGCCCCAAGGACAAATGGTAGGCAATCGTTTTGTTGCACCTAGTTTTTTTCAGTACGCAGCCCCTTTATTGCAAGGCTATGTAGGTAAAAAACAATTAGAAAAAGCTGAACAAGAACAATTAAATTTAGCAAAAGCTGTTCGTGAGCAAGGTGCGTCTGAAGTTGCCAATATATTAAATGCTTATCAAAGCAACCCACAATTAGCATTAGCACAAGCAACAACAGCAGGTCCTTATGGTCGTGCTTTGTTACCTGCAATTATGAAAAATGCTTTGCCTGAACCAACTAAACCTACAACCGATATGCAAAACTTTGAGTTTGCTAAAGCTAATGGTTTTAAAGGAACATTTAATGATTACAAACAGCAAATTACCCCTGCTGAAAGAGAACGATTAAATCTTGACAGAGAAAAATTTGAGTTTGAAAAAATGAACAAAGGTTTAGGAAAAGATTTAACTGAATCTCAAGGCAAAGCGTCTGCTTTCCAAAGCCAAATGGTTTCTGCTAGTAACGCAGTTAACACCTTAGAAAAGCAAGGTTTTGACCCAACTTCGTTTAAATCACAGACTGCTGTTCGTCTTGCTGGTGGTGTTGCTAACCCAGTTATACCTGTTGCTGCACAGCAATATAAACAAGCACAAGACCAATGGTCAGAAGCCTATCTGCGCTTTAAAACGGGTGCTGCCGCTACTGAGCCTGAAGTTATTAGAAACAATAGAACATTCTTTCCTATATTTGGTGATAAGCCTGAACAAATTGCTCAAAAAGCTGCCGCTAGGGAACAAGCAGAACGGGATATTGGTATTGCCGCAGGGCGTGGAGCTAATCTAGGCGCACAAGCGATTGGACAGCAACCCAAAGCACCTAAAGAAGAAAAACCTACTGGTTTGCCTAGTCAATCCGCTATTGATGCAGAAATGAAACGCAGAGGGTTAAGGTAATGGATTTATCCAAACTTTCTGATGCCGATTTATTAGCCCTTAAAGGCGGCGACTTAACTAAACTTTCTAACGAAGGTTTGATGTCTTTGCAACCACAGCCTACTCAGTCTCAGTTTGCTGAAACAGGTGGTGGTGCGGCTGTCTC